CAGAATTACAATTTTCCGATGGTCTAAATGGTAAAGGATTTCAATTTGTAAATCCAAATGCAAGTCGTACATGTGGGTGTGGAGAGTCTTTCTCTCTATAATATTGATAAATATAAAAATATAACAATCAACTATGGCAAAAATTACTAAAATAGGCCAAAAAGGTCTAGACTTAATTAAATCATTTGAGGGACTGTACTTAAAACCGTACTTGTGCCCAGCAAATGTACCAACAATCGGATACGGAAACACGTTCTATGAAAATAAAGCAAAAGTAACTTTAAAAGATCCGATTATTACAGAAGGCCGTGCAATAGAATTATTATCATGGTCCCTTTCTAGTTTTGAACAATATGTTGACGCATACTGTATTGATACGATTAATCAAAATCAATTTGACGCACTTGTAAGTTTTTGTTACAATTTAGGACCTGCTAATCTAAAATCTAGCACTCTACTTAAAAAAGTTAATGCTAATCCAAACGATCCAACTATTAGAGCTGAGTTTTTAAAATGGAACAAAGCGGGTGGTAAAGCACTTGCAGGTTTAACTAGACGCAGAACTGCTGAAGCAAATCTATATTTTTCATAATGTCAGAGAACCAAACACCAACTCAAGGATTTATAGACGTATTCGTTAGTAAATTAAAAGAGCAATCTTTTACGATTGTAATTATGCTAGCCGTAATTTGGTATCAAGGTAAAATGATGGAAGAGCGCGTATCCTATTGGCAAAAACTATATGAAGCACAAAAAGCCTATACTGAGCAAACAATAAAGGATGATAAACAAATCATGCTAGACAGAATTCAATATCTACAAGGACAGAGAGACAAGTATGTTGAAGATGCAATAAACGAATTAAAATCAAAGTAATAATATATGTACACTAAAGAACAAATCGAAGCAGCTATTAGAGCAAAAGGATATGTATGGTTTAATGACGATGCAAATAAAAGTTATGATGTTAATATCATAGGTGTTAGAAATAATGCCGCTGCAATTGCTGACAAAGTAACTAATGTCTTTGATGATTTTATGACGCTATCTTTTAAAGAAGGTGGTGTTTGGAAATTCTATCAATGGGCAATTACAACCGATCCTGGAACAAAGGCAGTTAAAGAATTTTCAAATCCAAATGGAGTTGCAAGAGTCGTACCTGGACAATATAGAGGAATGTGGGCCGTTGGTCTACATCAAGGTAAATACGAGGCAATGAGACAAGTTGCTCCAGTAAAAGTATACCGTGATAAAAACAAGGATATGACTTTTAATGAAACTATCATACAAGAAGGTATTTTTGGAATTAATGGACACAGATCTAACCCGAAAACCGAATCTGCTTATGTAGAAAACTGGTCAGAAGGATGTCAAGTATTTAAAAGAATAAAAGATTTTAATGAATTTATGGGACTTATTAATAAGGCCAAAGCAATTCACGGAAACGCATTCACATATACATTAATCGAGTCTACGGATATTAAAATAAGCTAATATGGCCTTACCTTGCCCAGGTTGTCAAACACCTCTAGGAATAACATTAGATTTTATTGTTAAGAATCCTATGTCAGTTTGTCCAAATTGCCAAACTGTATTTAATTTTGCAGTAAGCGAAGAAATCGTAGAATCATTCAGGGAAGCTCTACAAGAAATTGAAGACATTAAAAAACAGTATAATGGTTCAGTCAAATTTGGATAAATCATTAGATATATACTATAATAATACAAAAAACAAAAATTAAATTATGGCAGAATCAATCGCATCTCAATTTACCGGTTTACCTATTGAGGACCTTATCGTTTCACCAATCGTCGGAATGGCGAAAGGTCAAGCAAAACTAAATGATGTAACATGGAAATACATCAGCGAAGTAGCATTCGTAACAGACAAAGACGGTGCAACAACTGCACGTTCATTAGACGTACAAATGCAAAGAGCAGTAACAGATACTAAAACTGGAGAAAAAACAATTAAAACTTTATACTCTAAAGTTCCAATGTTACCTCTAGTTCCACTTCCTTCACTAGCTATTACTTCAGCTGATATTGAATTTACAATGGAGGTTAAAACATCAGAAATTAACAAAGATTCAACAGATTCAAGTGCATCTATAAGTGCAGAAGCATCAGGTGGATTTTGGGGTATGAAATTCTCAGTTAATATGTCAGGAAGCGTTGCAACTCATAAAGAGAATACAAGAAGCACTGATAATTCAGCTAAGTATAATGTAAAAGTACACGCTGAGCAATTACCACCAACTGAGGGAATGTTAAAACTTTCTGATTATTTAACTCAAATGTTAGAACCAACCGATATTCCTCCGGCTAAAGATCCAGAGCAAGGTTAATAATTTTTAGTTTAAAACCTAAACTAATAACTAAACCCGATTGGAAACAATCGGGTTTTTTTGTGTATAACCCTAAAATAATTAAGTCAAATGGCAAAATTAAATATTGAAGAACTTCTTGGCGGTCTGTTAGAAGCAGCAATGGTTGCACAGGGAATTAGTGAAAAACAACACATCAATTCTCTAGCCAACTATTTTGATGATGGAGTTCCAAAGACGGTAGATTTTAAAGTAGGAGAAAAGACTGTTACGGTTCCTCTCTATATTTTAGCAGATCATTCATCAATTGGACTCAATGAGTTAGATATAGAATTTGAAGCAAGATTAGTTTTTGGAGATTCGACAGATCCAGTTTCTCAGGTTAAAAGATCGATCTTAGGTCTATTTAAAAAGAAAGGTTATAAACATAATCTTGGCGGAATTGAAGTAGATTCAGGTGCTACAAGAAATAATAATTCTGGCATGGCAAAAATCAAGGTTAAATTTACATCAGACAATAAGCCAGAAGCAGTTAGCCGATTAGTCGATCAGTATATCCAAAGAATGATCGCAACTGATAATAAAACAACATAATACGGACAAACTAAGTCGAAATATATAAAACAAAATTAGTAGAGTTTTATATGTTTACGCCAAATCATTTGCACCTTTTGGTTAAGGGGCATATCAAAAATCCGCCAAAATCAGAAGAAATTTTAAACCAATGGTTTAAAGAATTAGTTAACAAAGTTAGAATGGTAGTAGTTGCCGGTCCAACATCAGTTTATGTTGATGAACCTGGAAACGAAGGTATTACCGGAACCGTAACTCTAGCAACATCACATGCTGCAATACATGTTTGGGATAAACAAGAACCAGCAATGTTTCAATTTGACATTTATTCATGCTCTTGTTTCGAAGCGTCAGAAGTTATTGAACACTTAAACGAATTTGAATTAATAGATTGCGAATGGTTATTTATTGACCGAAATGAAGGACTTAAAATTACAGAAAAAGGATCAATATAATAATATGAGTGCCAAAGATAAATTAGACCAGTTTCATTACCATGAAATGCTAGACCGATTACATGTACTAATGAGTACTTTAGATGACCATATTATCCAGCATCCAGTATGTAAATTAGAGAAAGAAATTGGTAAAAGTGTTGAAGAAGCGCTCTCTCTTTTATGGCACGCATACCAAGATACTGGTAAAGTCATTCACGATAGATTTGATTCAGAAAAATAAATTGAAAAGAAGTTTTCGCACAGAGTGAAACTTTTTAAAATAAGTAGATATATAGATTACAATATTATAAATTAAAGAAATAATGCAACAAATACAGCAAAATATAGGCAATGTACACATGAACTTATGGTTTAGCAATAACCCGTATGCAGGATGTGATCTGTCGCAAGCTCTATTTGATATGAAGAAAAGTTAATATTTTTAAACTACATATATAAGCAACTAGAGCCCGACCTAAACAGTCGGGCTTTATTATTTTATATGGAAAGTTCTTTGACATATTGGTGAAAAAAGTACGAGTTGGTCTTGGAGGTCAGTGGGACTGCAAATCCCACGGAGTTGGTTCGATTCCGACCTTGTACTCAACGGAGCGGTGGCAGATGAGGTCATTGCGCTGGACTGAAAATCCAGAGGAGTTGGATCGATACCAACCCGCTCCACCAAGAAAGTTGATTGGGGAATAGTATACTGTAACCTGATGATGGAGGTGGTATATAAGAGTTTGGAATCATCTTAGTAATGCCAATCGTAAAAACAGATGTCCACTGAACCATCTTCTGTTTTCTTTCTTTTTACACGTTTGTGGTGCAATGGTAGCATACCGGTCTCCAAAACCGTTGATGGGAGTTCGAATCTCTCCAATCGTGCAATTTAAATTGTTGCTGGTAGGTGGTGAAATTTGGCAGACACGACCTCCCGTCTCGGGGTTAAAGACCGGAAATAAAGCGTAAGCCTAATCTCTTTGTACTGGTTCGAATCCAGTCCTACCAGCAGTGATTAAAATATTTTTTAAAGTTTTTAAACAATACTAATTTTAATCATATAATGATAGTAACGTTCTTAAAGATATTGGATAAAATAATAAAATGCTCGGGTGATGAAACCGGTAGACATGCAAGACTTAAAATCTTGTGGACATTTGTCCGTGCGGGTTCGATTCCCGCCCCGAGTACCAAAAAGTAAAATATGAAAAAAGTAGCAGGTATGTTAGTACTGTCGATTCTATTCCTTTCTTGTAAAAATAAGGGTATAAAATATAAGTACAAAATTGAAGGTCAAGTTTCAGTCATGATCGAAAGACAAGTTGATTGGAATGAAGTAAATGTAACACAAGAACTTCGACCAGCAATCGCATATACCGATACAATATACGGCATGAATAAAGATTCAATCTGGTATTATAATACCGACGGATCTAAGTTAACCATATTTGAG